TACCAGTAGATGTTAATGGAAAAAGAACTAATCCAATTTTATTAGAACAAAAATTAGAAGCAGTTTTATTACATATAGAAACTACAGATTATATAGATAAATTTATGGGTGAAGATGGTTATATGCATTTTGCTAAATTTGCAGGAGTAGAAAACTTAACTGAAGAACAAGTAAGGAATAGAGTTTTATCAACTATTAAAAATAATAGCACTATTTTAAATAATAAAGATTTAACAGGTGCTATTGTTTATGCAGATTTTGCAAATGGAAAATATCCTATTGTAAACGCAAAAGGTGATAAAATAGAAATTTACTTTACACCTACTGAAAATAACAAAGGTATTATGAGTACAGAATTAAAATATCCAGTAACAGGAGAAGATATAATTTTAGTAGATGAAAGCGATGGGTTAGATTATTTAGATACTAGTCTTATTACTGATGAAAATCAAAACATAGGTAAAGAAAGTATTACATTAGGAAGTGCAGTTGATACTGTTGGTGATTTAACTAAGGAATGATCTAAATGATAAATTTTGGATTAGGTACATTTGAACCATCTGAACAAGAAATAGGTTCTTTATATAATCAAACTAAAAGTGGTTTTTGGGAAACTGCAGGTGCAACATTTATGAATGCCTGGAACTACAACCCAACATCTTCTATATTTAGATCTGTAGAACAAACTCAAGCATATCAATCAAGTAGTGAATATTTAGATAGAGATTTTTTAAATAAAGAATATGGAGATCTTGGTTTAGTTTTTGAAAAAGATACTAGAGCAGGTTTAGTTGATTACTTGGTAGAAAGAAAAAAATTAGAAAATGAAAGAGCAGATGTTATTGCGAGAGGTCCAAAAGGTAAACTTGCTAGAAGTTTTTTCTTTTTAGAATCTCTTGGTACAAGTTTTTTAGATCCTATAAATATTGCTGCATCTTTTGTTCCAGTTGTTCGTGAAGCAAGATTTGCAAATATGGTAGCAAGATCTGGTAAAAATGTTGCTAGAATGAAAAAAGGTTTTATTGAAGGTTTTGTTGGTAATACTGCAGTTGAACCACTTGTTTATGGTGTAGCAAAATCAGAACAAGCTAATTATGATGTTTATGATTCTTTTGCAAATATAGCTGTAGGTGGATTTATAGGTTCAGCAGCTCATGTTGGGTTTGGTAGAATTGGTGATTTTATTGCAGAAAAAAGAGGTAAACCAAATATCTATCAAAAACTTGCTGCGATCTCTCCAGAAAATCAACAGGCATTATTAAGATATTCTGTTGGTAAAGTTATAAAAGGAGAAAAGGTAGATACTGGAAATCTTATAGTTGAAAAAACTAGAATAGGTGATGAAAGATTAAATAAATTAGAAGATCAAATTAATGAATATAAAGGTTTATATAAAAATTCTTTAGACAATGGTGATAAAAAATCTGCAAAAGTATATCTAAAGAATTTGCGAAACTTACAAAAAACAGAAAGAGATTTAATTGAAGCCAAAAGAAAAGCAAATGATGAAGCAAAACTTCAAGAACAAAAAGAAGGTGTTAATGCTAATAATAAAAAAACAATTACTGAAGTAGAATTAACAAGAAAAGAAAAAGTAACTTCTGAAATAGAGTCAGAAGCAGAAAGTATTAATGCATCAACTAAAGTTAGACAAAAGCAATTAGATATTAAAGATGAAGATATTGCTCCAATTTCTGAAAACAAAACTGAAATAGAAAAAATAGACAACAATATAAAAAATAAAACAAAAATAAGAGAAGCTATACAAGCTGGAACTTATTGTACTAAAAGGAATAGTTAATGGCAGATATAAAAAAATTATCTAAATGTTTTCAAGAAGTAAAAAGATTAACAGGTGATCTTATATCTGATGAACAAATTAATGAAATTTTAGATGAAGCTAAAATAAAAATTAATGAAAGTAAATTTGAAAAATCACAAATTAAAACAGATGAGATTTTAGCAAAAGAAATAATTGATAAATTTGAATATGATCAAGCATTAAAAAAAAGAAACTTAGCCGACAACAATATGAAGGCTATAGATGTTTATCAAAAAATTATAGATGCTGTAGATTTATCTGCTTCATCTAATGTTAAATTTAAATTAACACCATCAGAAGCTGTTTCAGCTGTACTTGTAGGTAATCAAAAATTTTCTAAAATTGCTAGAGATTCTATTGGATCAAGACAACAAACATTAGAGGAAATGTATATAACTAAATTTTTTAAAGAAATTAACGACATATCACCTACTGCTTGGGATTCTTTTAGTTCTGGTAAAATGGATTTAGAAATAGAAGATGAAATAAGAGGTTTAGTTTCTGGCAATGCGGAAGCTGCTAAAATTGCTAAAGCCTTAAAAAAAGTACAAGAAGATTTGAGAGGTCAATTAAATGATCTTGGTGCTAACATAGGTCAAATAGATGATTGGATTACAAGAATGTCTCATAATGTAGAAAAAATGGCTAGAGCTGCAAATGGTTCTAAAATTATTGGTGATCATAGAATAGCATGGAGAGAATATATTAAACCAAGATTAGATTTAAAAAGAAGTTTTCCAAATGTAAATGATACTAAAGAAATAGATAGAATTTTAGATAATATTTTTGATAGCTTTATGTCTGGTGATCACATGAAACATGATGGTGCTGGAAGTATTTTTGGTACTAAAAATGTAACTAACAGATTAAATGCATCAAGAGTTTTACATTTTAAAAACTCAAAAACCAGACAAGAATATAGTGTTAAGTTTGGAGAGCCTTCTTTAAAAGAAAATGTATTAGGTGTTATAACTACTAGCACAAGAAATATTGCTTTAATGCAAACACTTGGAACTAACCCTAAAGATACTTTAGAAAAAATTTTAGCTTTGTTAAGAAAAAAATATAAAAGCGAAGATCCTAAACAAATTAATAAATTAAATTTTAAAAATTTTGAAAATCAATTTAAAGAAATAGATGGAAGTATTAATGCTATTGCTAATGATGTAGCTGCAAAAGTAGGTATGGTTGTTAGATCAACAGGAGCAATGGCTAGATTAGGTATGACTCAAATTACATCGATTGGAGATATACCTCAATATATGGGTACTACAAACTTTCAAGGTAGAGGATTATTAACAGGTTTATTTGAAGCTCTTACAGGATTATTTAATGCAAATGATAAAGCTGCAATGGAAGTATTACAAATAGTAAGTAATTCTTATTCTGCTACAGCTTACAGAGGTAATGTTTATGCAGCAGGTAATGATAGTTGGGGTAAAATGGGTGAACTACAAAACACATTTTTTAAATGGAATGGTTTAAATGGATGGGTTTCAAGATTGAAAAGTTCTATGATACTTGGATTATCAAGACATTATGGAATGCTAACTGAAACAAAATTTTCAAATTTAGATTTAAGAGAAAGAAATTTTTTAACCTTGTATGGTATTGATGAAGGTAAATGGGATATGCTTCGTTCAGTTAAAACTTTAGCAGTTGATAATAAAAAATATTTAACAGCTGAAGGTGTTAATGAAATTGGTGACGATGTAATAACAAATTATGTTGGTAGAAAATTATCTCAAAGAGAAATAAGAAACTTTAAAAAAGATTTAGAATTAACTTGGAGAAATGTTTTAGTAGATCAAGGTATGCATGGATCTCCAGAACCAGATGCTGCAACTAGAGCAATTATGAACCAAGGTTTAGAAAAGGGTACTCCAATGGGAGAAACTATTAGATTTATTATGCAATTTAAAGGTTTTCCAATAAGTATGTGGAAAAAAATTATTGGTAGAGAATTATATTCTTATGGAGCAGATGAAGGTAATTTACCAATGCTTAAAGGTTTATCAAGTCTTTTAATTATGGGTACTATTTTTGGATATATATCAATGTCAATTAAAGATATGGTTAGAGGAAGATCTCCTAGAGATCCTAAAAAACCAGGTGTTATTTTACAAGCATTTGCTCAAGGCGGTGGTGGTGGTATTTATGGTGATTTCTTAATAAGTGAAATACAAAATGAATATGGTAATGGTATATTTGAAACTGCTCTTGGACCAACAGCGGGAGATATTAAAAAGTTTTTTGATATGGTTCAAGCTATGAATGATCCTAAAAAAGCAGGTAAAAAATTTTATGAATTAGCTGAAGGTCATACACCTTTTTTAAATTTATATTATACTAAAGCTGCATATGACTATTTAATAGGTTATCAAATTAAAGAGTTTTTAGATCCAGGATATTGGGAAAGAATGAAGTCAAATCATAGTGAAAAAAGAGGTCAAACATATTATATGAAACCAGGTTCAATAGTGCCAGAATTTAATCAATAAAAAGTAGAAAAAATGATTAAAAAAGAATATAAACAAGAATATTTATTTACAAAACCATCAACATTGTTTAAAGGTTTTTAATATATGACAATATCATCGACTACAGTAAAGAACTCCTACGCAGGTAATGGTACACTCGATACCTTCAACTACACTTTTAAGATATTTGCAGACGCTGATATTCAAGTTATTATTA